TTATCTCCTTCATTGGGCTCATATTGCGCATTGACAAAACGTGCGAACGATAGAATAAATTCAGGAGGTGTTGTACCATCATAAGATGAATAGTCCCCTGCTATGACATATGGGGAATGCGAATTATGCTTATTGTAAAGTTTACTCCATTCCGGACCTTCAGCATTAATACCAACTGTATATGGTGTATCTATACGAATACTAGTTAAATGGTCTACAATCGAACCAAAATACTTACGTGTTAAACACGATGTAATGACTGATGGTATAGTAAAAGTACGGGTTTTAACAGCTTCAATTTTTGCTAAAGCACGTTTTTCATCTTTCAAACAATCCGTCCATATCTGCGTACTATGCTCGCCTTGTCGCAACTTAGCGTCTATGCGTGCAAGTTCATTCGCAAACTCCTTATTCTTTATTACACATTGATCATAATCAAACAAATCATTTTTCTTAACTTTGTGTAAAACATAAGGATAACCACAAGACGTCTTAGGATCTAATTTACCCAAACCATCCACACGCCCTCCAATCATTTCAGCCTCATTGTAACGCGTCAATTTCTTAAGAGGTGCATGATCCATGATTAACTTTTCTTCAATACGTTGGATTAATTCTACATTAAATGGTTTAAGCGGTTTACCAAATTTATCAAGCGATGCCTTCATGGGATGGATCATTTTGCCATTTCGTTTTACTGGTTTAAGAATAGCTGGACCTTTAACACTAGGTACAACTTCTTCAAAAATTTCCGTCTTCTCTAACTCCGTTTTAGAAGGACGAAATGGTACAAATGAGGGTTTGAGAACTCCAACATAAGTAAAATTGCCTTCACCGGTTGAGATATCGCCTGGTAAAACTCGCGCTTTGTCAAAATCATCATAAAAAGCTCCTTCAGAAATAAATCCTCCACTTATTTCAGTGGGACGAGCAGAAGTTTTAGGAAAACGTGCAATAACATTAATTAACAATTCACGTGGTATACCTAAACTAGCACCGTGGTTGGATTTGCGACTCCCACATACATGGAAACCATAGATCTTACTATTAATGGCTTTATTCTCTATGAGTAATATTTGGCCACAATCACCGGGTTTTGTATCAATAGTGTAATCGAGTCCCAATTGAATTATCTCTCCAGCTGTTGAGTTAATACCATAGCGCATATCAGTAACGCGCCTTCCTTTTCCACCTTTCTCTGAAAAGTGACGGGGTTGATCATGTCTTCGTCCATACAAAATAACACGCTCCAAATTAATGTCCTTGAGCATACTCGCTGGCATAAAATGGTTGATAATATTCCTATAAGCATTTAGGCGATTACATGTAAATTGAATAAACATTACATCCATCCCTGTGGCTCTCTTAACTTGATCAGTATTTGTAAAATCAACGTAAACTTCTATAGGTTCTGAATGAGAATGAATTGTCATATTACCTCTATCAATACCTGCTAAAATCATAAAATGTTTAGGTAGCATTAGAATAGTGCCTTGAATAAAAAGGCCTGACATACAAGTTTCTCCCATTGAACATACTACACTATTTCTATCTAGTGCTGGTATAGTCGAATCTCGTAACGTGGAATCCAAGCAACCTTGCATAACTCTTTTAGGTTTACGTAATTTGCTTTTACTATCTGTACTGGTTTCAAAATCAAAAATTAAATCAGCAGTTTTATCTGAATTGATGTGCTCATCATTATCTAGCGAACTATTAAATTCTGGTAAGATTACTTGTTCTTTAACGCGACGAATATCATACATTTCATCATAAGATAAAATATGTGCTGC